CGCCGTCATTGAACGCAATCGGGAACGTGTACGGGAACGAACCCGACCCGGCCTGGAGTTTGATCGAGCGGCCTGGGAGGATTTTGCCGGTCAGCGCTGAGGAGGTGTTAGACGGACTGTATTTGCCGTCGGTATTGATCAACGTGGCGGTCAGTTTGCCGGCAACCGAGCGACCCTGGAGGGCCGAGGCATAGTCCCGACCGCGAGACCACGACAGGGACAACGTGTCGCCCGTGATGTCGTCGTTGGAATCGGTAAAATCCCCGTCAGCATTCCAGTCAACGAGGAGGGAGTAGGTGCCAGCCATCACACAGCCTTGACGACGGCGGTCTCCTGGAGAACATCGCCGTTCTGCGCCGCGAGGGCGGCGATGGCTTCGTCCCGCTGCCGCTCGGCCACAATACGCCTTAACTGCTCTGCCGCCAACGGGTTCTCGGCCAGCATTCGCTGCAGATCGGCATTGCTAATCTCATTGTCCATAATTGTCATCCTTCCAACGTAGCCAATCGTTGTTCTACGGAGCGCTTACCAGCCAGAACCTCCAACACTACGTCCTCATATTTGCGCCCCGACACGAGCAAGTCCTCGATAGCCCGCTCTTCGTCGGCGCTCAGGTCAGACTGACCCGACCATGTAATTGTCGCACCACCGGAAGCCCATGAAATGGAGCCTAGGCAAGCCTTGGCGCGGAACTGCTCCAGTGATTTGGATACCCACTTAGCGACTACGGCATCTTGTTCGGCAGCGGTGCCTACGATGTCGGGCAACTTGTCGATATACGCCAGTTGCTCCGGCGTGAATCGGCTGCGTTGTTCGGTTGTTAGGGTCGCCATTAGTCCTCCTAGAAAGCCGTCTCGTCGTTCGATGCCACCGTCGATGTCCCAGAGTTGTCATCGACTGCACCATCGAGCCGATTACCGACCACCACACAGTTCTCAGAATTGGTGTCAATTTCAACAGAGTCGCCGGTCTGATCTTGCACCACGCAGCCGATGACCAAACTATTGTCGGCTGCGCTTTTGAGCGCAATCGCGTCCCCGCCTGCTGAGAGTACATGACAGCCGATTATGCGGACTCGCGGCCCAGCGATGTACATGCCCTCATTGTCGGAGTCCAGGAGAAAACAGCCGTCGATCAGGAGGTCAGTACCACCAGAGGTAGTTTCTATTCCCGCAATGTCGGCTTGGAGAACTTTCACAGTTCGCATCACCGCTCTTGCACCCGCCACGCGAGTGGCGCTGTGGGTTCCTGGGCCTGGGGACGTATTCTTGGCGGCCACGTTCTCGACAATGCAGTCGTCGCCTGTAATATTTATCCCATTCACGCCCGACCCGCCGTCCATTAGGCTTTCCCAGCCTCCACCGTTGAGATATCCGAAATCGCCACTCAGCAGGACACCGACGGTGTCCACGCCATTCTCACATATCAGACTGCAGTTGTTCCCGCTCAACGTTATAAGGCCGCTCATTGCACATCCCGCGCCGAGAACGAGCGTGACGTCATTTCCCGACAGGACGACGGCCCCCGAAAATGTAGCCCCTGGCTCTACTACGATTCTCGCATCGTCAGTCGATACCGTGAGGGTCGAATACGCACCCCCTTTTATTAGCATCGTGTAATCGCCGGCGTCAAGCGCATCGTCACCAGCCTGCGCGGTTGTCCAATTACCTCCACCGCCCGCATCTACGACACCGTCGTAGGGCGCACCGCCACCGTTGGAATAGCCGCCCTGGATATCCACAGCACCTGAGACCGTCAGCACCCCGTCGGCGACCGTCATCAGGTCAGTGTCGTCCGTATGCCCAATAGTTGCCCCATTCACGACGACATCATCTACGTCCAGTGATCCACCTGATATTAGCCCTGTCGTGGTTATAGCCGAGGAGCCTGTGTCTATCGTGCCGAACCCAGACGTGATCGAGCCGCCATTCAATGCGCCCACAGTCGTGACGCCCGTGGTCGCAGACCATGCCGGGATACCGCTGGCGAGGATCAGCACATGGGTATCGGTGCCCTTTGCCAGCCTCCGCAACTGCGAGGTGGTCGACGCATAAATAATGTCGCCAACCGCCTGATTGGCGACGACGTGAGTTCCGATCCCCTCCCACTCGGCCTGGGTAAGCTCAGTTCCGACAGAGCCGTGCTTCAGTTCGTTTGCCATATCTACTCCTAGGCAGGCGACAGGACGCCAGAGTACCCGCCGCGCCTGACCCCGTCAGTGATTGCCTCGCTGACCCGCTCCTCAAAATCGTCGAACCCATACGTCGGGCCGAGGATGTTAATCGTAATTCCTCCACCCATGCCGCCGCGCCCTAGCGGGACGACGGCCTCCGGGCCGCGCTCCCCGATCATGGCGAGGGTAGGGCTTTTTACGATCCCGCCCTTTGCCATCAACGGGATTTTAGGGATCATCGGGAAGTTGAATGGGTCTAGGGTAAAAGCGGGGAGTACCTGCACTCCTAACACCTTTTTAGCGTCCCATCCAATAGTAATCTCGTTCAGCAACGTCAACAACTGGTTGATTCCGCCAATAATCGAATTGATCACGCCGATGATCGGATTGGCGATGAGGGAAACCACTTCCTTCATACCGTTCCAGATCGTGTCCCAGCGGGCCTTCAGGTTGTCTAGCGCAACAAACAGAAAATCCTTGACGGTTTGGAAGACCGGTTTGATCTTCGCAACGACAACATTGAATGCCGCGACAATCTTGTCCCAGTTCTTGAATATCAGAATTGCAGCGGCTACCGCCGCAACGATCCCAAGAATAATCAGCCCTATCGGCCCCATCGCAACATTAAGCGCGGCCATCGCTGCCGTCTGAAGCCACGTTATCGCAGTTGCAACCGTCTGAGATGCAGCCATCGCGGAGATGCCGGTGGCGATCGCAGGCATCATGATCACCATCGGGCCGAGGCTGGTCGCCAGGTCGCCGACGGGAGTCAGTGCGCCCTTGACCCGATTCTTCATAATATCGAATTTGTCGCTCATGGTCAGCGTAGCGGCTGCAAGATCGTCGACTTTGCCCTCCGAATCTTTCATAGCCGCCACAAGATCGCCTGTAGCCAGTGCGCCTTTGTCTATCGCATCCTTGAACCGGAGACCAGCCCCAGCACCGAACAAATCCATCGCTATACCTAGACCTGCGGCATCCGTTTCGGCGTTCTGTATTTCGGTAATCGCGTCCTGTAAGCCGCCCGCGATATCTGTGACGCCTTCGTCTGCCAATTTTTTAATAGCGGTGTTCAATCCCGGCATCATCTTGCCAGCATCAAGGCCCTTCGCTTCCATGTTGGCGATCAGGGCGGTGGCATCGGTCAATGGAAGGCCCAATTCGTTCAACTGAGGGCCGAACTTGACGACCTTGTCGGCTAACTCTGTCATCGGTACGCCGACAGCTTGGGACGCGGTTGTGAGTTCATCCAGGAACTTCTGGGTGTTTTCTGCCGGTTCGCCGAATGCTATCATCGCATCGGCGACTGATTTGATCATAGGCGTTGCGTCCTCGCCCATCGCCCGCGACACGTCGAGGAACGCCGTTGTCACGTCCTCCAGGGCTTCGCCTTCCAGCCCCATCTCAGTATTAACGTCAGCAATCGCCGCCGACACCGTGGCAGCGTCCTGTGGGACAGTGGCCCAAACGTCTTTGAAGCTCTGGGTCAGTCCTTCAAGCTGCTCCCCGGTCGCACCGGTTCCGGCGGCGATGGTGTTGGTGGCTTCCTGGTACTCCTGGCCGAGTTTCGCCGCCGCTCCAGCGGCCAGCGTTATACCGCCCGCAGCCACAGCGACGCCCTTCATCGCAGACTTGAACTTCGTCCCCATGCCCTTGACGTTTGACTCGGCCTTTTTGGTATCGGCGTCGACCGTTATGGTGACTGTATTAGCCACTCTTCTCTTCCTCCACTTTGCCCTCGCCCACGATTGCCAACATCCTCATTATTCCAACATCCTCGTCCATCAACGCCGACGGCAGGCAGCTATACCGCTGGCAGATGCCGTCGACGATCTCAGCCATCTCTAGCTCGGTCGGCTTGCTGATCGGCCTGCCGTCCTGATACGTCCCGCCTCGCACAGCCTTCCACCGGGCTATGCCGAGGCTGAGACTTCCCCCGGCGTCGTCGCCGCTTCAGTCCACGCGCCCAGGATTTTCGTCGCCAGGGATGGAGGCAACGACAAGAACCCCGACGCATCTGCCGGCAATACCCTGCCGCCCTCGTCCTCCAGGTTCCAGCTTGCCAGTATCTCGTCCCCGAACATCGAGAACGCCGCACGGAGGTCATCCGGGTTGGAATCCGTAGCACCGGCCAGGCTCTGGAGATCGAGGAACGTCCTCAGATCAACGTCCAGCCGTGCCTCGATATGGATACCGGAATACTCCGGCTCCTCAAAAACCAGATTGACCCGTCGCCTCTGGATGACAAACGGCTTGACCCCGTTTCTGCTCTGGACTACCACTAGACCGTCGACCATGCCGGGACTGTGCCATCGGCGAGGTTCAAGGTTACGCTCCAGGTCAGCGCCCCATCTGCGCCCCGCGTAATCGCGTAACTCGCCACCTGCATCTCCATCGCCAGCTTCGGATTGGATGAGGAGTTGCCACCGATCCGCAGGTCGAACGTCCTGGTGCCGGTGCGGGTCTTGAATACGTCGTGCGATTTGTTACTCGCCGCGTTGAAGAACCCGTTCAAGGTCACGTCGCCGTCGGACATTCCCGTGATCCGCTCCCGCGCCGACTTGTCGAGGCCGGTAGTCTCGACCAACTCCTGTGGGATGTTGATCCCATAGTCGCCGATGTCATTGGAGATATCCCTCGCCGTACCGCCGGAGTCGTCCACCGCCAAGTAATCGCCCAAGCCTGTCTGTTTCGCCATGATTCCGACCTCCTATAGTCGCGTGAATCCCACTGCGATCTTCGCGTCGCTAAATGTCCCCGTCGTTGTGACCTTCAGATACCGAGCA